TGAGACGAGGATGTGAGGCCGCATGGCTGAGACGAGTTTTCCGTTTGACGCGGACAACGCCAACGGCGGTTCACGTGTTGTCTCGCAAACGCAGTGGCAAAAGATGGCGGTTGGGTGGGGTGCTGACCGGATCGACTATTCGATGGTCAATACCTCATACGTTGACAGCGACCTTCCGTTCTCTGTGTCTGTCACAGGAAGGCAGGTCGTAGTAAGTGCGGGCAACGCATGGGTTGGCGGGTTTTACTACAGCCTCTCGGATGCCAAGACGTTCAATATCCCGGACAACACGTCCAACAAGCCGCGGAGGGACATGATTGTCCTCCGGGCGGACATGGCAACGTCGTCCGTGAACATGGTCCTGGTTCAGGGAACCCCTGCAACCCAGCCGGTTGAGCCAATGCCGGCCCGGCAAGCGGGCGGGGTTTGGGAGATGGCCCTTCACGCCATTGAGGCTCCTGCTAACAACGGCACCCTAGCCACGTACAGACGAGCACCGTTCAACGTTCCTGAGCGGGTGGCTTTCCCCTGGTTCGCGGAGGACAGTGCCACGCTTATTCCTCGTAACTCCCTGGTTTACGACGTGGACGTAAACGCCACAGGAGGGCAAGAGGAAGGGTTTTCCAGCCGAGACGGATTTGTTGTTGCTCGGCACTTGAGTAAGAGTCAGAACTATACTCCGGGACTTCTCTTCACCGGCTCTGTGCCAGCGGACAAGCGCACGGGCAGGTGGCGCTGGATGGCCCCTAACATGTTCTGGTTTCAGGCAACCATCCGGAATGATTCGTCTAGGAGTGTTAGTGTCACGGGCTCTAACTGGCGTGCGGGTATCACCTTGCCTCGTGCATCCAACCGGCTATGCACTCAGGTACTCCATGGGTACCTTGCCAACCCCGATCACGCGGGAAACCTCCCGAACATTATGAGCGTTACAGCGACCACTGGCCCAGGTTCTACAACCCTCTACCTGCACACCCCGAATCCAAATTCAGCTTCCGGGGGGCTTGATGGTGTTGCCACCTTCCCCGCAGGTTCCTACCTGTACGTCTCTGGTGTGGTCGAGGCCAACGAATTCAACGAGTAAGGGCGGTAGTACATGGCTAGGAATCAGTTTGGCGGTACCGCCTCAGACGTAGCAGAAGACGTTAACGGCGCTCGTGTACCTGGTGCCATGGGAACTGTGTGGGACGGCCCTGACGACATGGCTTTCCAGATTACTGACCTGACGGACCTCAACGGCCTGGCCCTGGGGCAGCTCGTCGCCGACGAACAGGGGATGGTGCCCGCGTTTTACGGGCCCGATGGCGTCGAGGTCCTCTGGGTGGACTTCGGTGGTGGCCGAGTGGCCATCACCCCTGTTGACGTGGGTATCCGGCTGAAGGCTCACGTGGAGGACACGGCCTCTGACCCCCACAGGGACAGGGCCTATGCGGATGAGACGTTCCTCCGCCTGGACGATGCCGGCTGGGTGGCTCAGCCGAACAATCAGGCGACCGCCAAGGGGATCACTGTCCCGCCCGGCTGGGGTGAGTTCTGGCGTCCCAAGCGCGAGGCCGCGAAGGCGGGGGCTGCAACGGCCTCTGTGGCCGTCCTGGGTGGCTCTGCGGCCGTTGGCTTCTACGCCTCCGACCTTTGGGCCAAGAGTTGGCCCGGGGCCCTCGCCACCGACCTTCAAACGGATAACGGTGACGGAGGCTCCGGGTTCGTCTCCGCCCTCTTCAGTGCAAGCGGGATCGCGGGCAATGACGCATCGGCCATTAACCAATGGACTGCAAGCGGCAACCTAGTTGCACAGACGGGAACTTGGGCCATCGGGGGATACGAGTACGGCCCCGGATGGGGCTACGTCTACGCCAGTGCCCCAGGCGCCTCGCTGACGTTCACGGTCCGGGGCACCACCGTGGACCTGTTCACCCTCTCCGGGCCAACCGCGTCCTCCTGGACGTACTCCATTGATGGTGCCGCCGCCGTCTCCATCACGGACACCGTGACGAGCGGTCCGACAGTACGGCGGGGCACGATATCCGGCCTCTCGGCCGGCACTCACACGGTGAAGCTCACGCACACCGGCACCGCTGGGAAGTACCTCTCTGTCCTCGGGGTGAGTGGCTCCAACCTCTCGGGTGTGGTCGTGAACAACTTCGGCCGCAAGAACGCCGTGTCAAGGGACTACACCACCCCTGGGCGCCTTGGGTGGAACGGAGGCCCCTCGTATCCCGCAGACCTCATCCTCTACGCCCTGAGCCCTGACGACGTGACCAACGGGGTGAGCGTCGATGACTGGGCAGCGACAGTGCGTCAGCAGCTCGTCAACGTGCGCGACGGAGGCACGGCTACCGGAGCCACGGACGTTGTGTTCGTCCTGCCTCACATTGGGCGGGAAGATAACCGAGACTTCCGTTATCAGGACTTCGTGGACCGAACCTATGCCTTGGCCAACTCCTTTGAAGCCGCGGTGGTCAACTTTTGGAATCTCGGCCGTAATTCCTGGAACTACTGGAACTCGCTTGGTTACTGGGGTAACCCGGCTGCCCCGGGTACAGCCGGAACTGATTCCGTCCTTCTCTCTGACGCTGGTCACTCCTACATGGCGGGAGTGCTCTCCGCTCTCCTCAAAAGCTAATAGGGGGACCCATGATTAACCCGCAGATGCCGCAGGTTCTCGCTGTGGCGAAGAGTCAGGTAGGACTCAAGGAAGGGTATACGGAGGGCGGTTGGACCAACCGCATCCGGTATGCCGATGAGGTTCCCGGGCTTGGCTGGGCTCAGCTCGAATCGTACTGCGCCACCTTTACCAGTTGGGTGGCCATGCGTGCGGGTGTGGCTTCCCTGTTCCCTCGCACTGCTGATTGCGCTGAAGCTGTCCAGTGGTTCAACGACAAGGGCCGCTGGTCCTGGTTCCCTGCATTGGGAGCACAGAGCTTCTACGGGACGGATGGACAGGACCACACTGGGATTGTAATCGCCTACGATGCGACTTTCATTTGGGCAGTGGAAGCGAATACCAACGTGAATGGTTCTACCGAGGGCGATGGGGTGTACATCCGTAAGCGTCGGCGCTCGGACGCCAACGTTTACGGCTATGGTGTTCCTGCCTATGCCGAGGGTGTTATTACGGCGGACTCTACCAAGCAGGGTGTCAGTGGCTTTACGTACGCCGTTTCCCACGATGGCCCGGGGCCGACAGAGCTTCTCTCTGCTGCCCTCGCGGTAAAGAACCTCGTGGCAGAGACTGTGACGGTAAACGGTGCAGCGCACTCGGGACGACAGTTTATCCAGCAGTTCGACGGCAGCACTGTAGCCCTTGAGATTATCGGCTTCACGGGTACCGGAGAGCGGCTTGTCCTGGTGAAGGACCCGGATGGGGTGGCCCGTTTCGAGATTGCCGCCGACGGCACAATCACTCACCGGGCCCTTTCTGCGTTCACTGGCAATGTGCAGATCGGCTCCGCTACTGCGGATGCCGGCGGAGGCTCGGGAGTTGTGGGCATCAAGAACGCCACGACCCTTCCCACGACCAATCCGTCTGGTGGTGGCGTGTTGTTCGTGGACAGCGGCGCTCTCAAGTGGCGCGGTTCCAACGGGAGTGTAACCACCATCGCACCCGCGTAAGCCGTATACCGAGAGAAGGCGCCTGCCTATTGGTGGGCGCCTTTTTGCTGCCCTGAGGGAGCCCCCACATGACCAACAACTTTATTCCATTGGCCGGTTCCGCGGCTTCCCTCATTGCTGCGGCTGTCGTCGTTTTCGCAGCCGCTCGAACGAGTGCCGCCAAGGTTTGGCGTGAAGAGGCGGAGGCCCAAAAGCAGAGGGCTGACCGCCTAGCGGGGGACCTTACCGAGATCAAGAACAGGCTAAGTGCCCTTGAGCAGGAAAACCGGCGACTCATTCAGCTTCTTACTTCTCTCGCCCCTAACCGGCTTGCTGGATTCCGGCTAGCCGAAACCCCTCCGGAGGACTAAATGTCAACTGTTTGGATTCCAGGCGCCGAGCGTCTCGGGGACGGCTCCATTGGCGGAGCCATGGACAAGCCGAACTCCCCCGCACGCGTGGTCTGGCACACGACCGAATCGGGACATGGTGACGCTGCCTTTGACAGCGTGGGCCGCTACCTGCGTGAGATTGCCGCAGAGCCACACATCCTCTATGACCCTGTCACCGACCGACTAGGGCAGTTCGGGCCCCTGAACGAGAGTGCACGTGCTCTCAAGAATGACGGGTCCACGCGCACGAACCGAGTCGGTAAGGTGTGCATTCAGATTGAGGTTCTGGCACGAGCGGCAACCCCGTTCACCGAGTATTGGAAGCCGGGCAAGAACTTCAAGGCCCTTATGGCTGCCATCCGCTCTTGGGGTATTCCGGACGACTTCCCAATGGGAACCCCTGCTAAGACTGCCTCCGCTTCCAAGCGAAACCGGACCACGTGGCTTAGCGAGGGTGGGCACTACGGGCATTGCAATGTCCCTGGCAATGACCATTGGGACCCCGGTGCCATTTCGACCTCTGCCCTCTTCTCCGCTGCCAAGGGGTCGAGCGGCTCCAGTGGTTCCAGCTCGACCACGTACACGGTCAAGGCAGGGGACACCCTCGCCGGCATCGGGGAGAAGACCGGTGTTGCCTGGAAGACAATTGCGAGCCTCAACGGGCTCAAGTCTCCGTACACCATCCTCCCTGGCGACAAGCTCAAGCTAAAGGGCTCGGCCCCGAAGCCGAGCGTTCCAGCCTTCCCAGGTACCGGGTACTTCCGTACGGGCGCAAGCAACAAGTACGTGACCATGCTCGGGGAACAGCTCGTTAAGGAGGGCTACGGGAGCTTCTACAAGGTTGGTCCAGGGCCCACGTGGACGGCTGTTGACCGTGCTGCGGTCAAGGCTTTCCAGCGGGCACACAAGGAGCTTGCTGGGGACGCTGACGGCTATCCGGGACCGCTCACGTGGAAGATGCTTTTTGGCTGATCCCCTTCCGGGGTTCCTACATCAAGGGGTGATGCGGTATCAACATTCTCAACTTTTTCTCCAAGCACGGTGTTCGGATCTATTCCGTTCTAGCGGCCCTGGTGCCGGCGCTCGTACTGGTCTGGCCCAGCGTCCCATGGGAGGCCCTCGTTGTGGCCTCTGCGGGTCTTCTCGGGGTCGGGGCCGTCGCTGCCTCCCACGAGGACACCAAGACGATTAAGGCCCTGTACGCGGACTCTCCGTTTGAGGATGAGCTGAACGGCTCTCAGTGAGCCACCCATGATCTGAGGCGGAGGGGTCTGCCTTAGGTGAGAGAGAAAACAAGAAAGCCCCCCGGCATGAGCCGGGGGGCTTTTTGTCGTTGTGCCTAGTGCTTGTCGCACCAATCGGGCAACGGGGTCACGCGGTTGGCCCGTACGTCCGACACGCCTTCCCGCTTACCCAGTTCTGCCATGCGCTCCTGCGCACACCTCACGCACTCAGCAGCCGGGGCCTGGTGCTCCTGGCCTTCCTCGGTCCACCGAACCCGGTAGCTCTGCTCAACTAGCATCGTTTCCCCGTTCTTCTAGGCGCCGTTGACTCAATGGCCATCTGAGTCACTCCCCTGGCTTCACAGGCACGATGCGTACGTTGGTCAC